ATCGATACATTCATCCCGACATTAAAAGTGCCAAGTGACGCGGCCCATGCATCTGCCGTGGCTGAGTATCCCGAATCGCCCTGACTTCTATTCGGGGCCGTGGTTAGTGTTGGAACTGCTGGAATAGTCATTATGAAAGACCCTCTATTTCTAGTAGACAAGTTGCCTGAGAAAAGTTTGAATAAGTTTCGCTAAAAGATTTGTAATATCCGTACTGTATCATGCCGCTAACAAATTCAGAGCCAACCCAAACCACGGGAATATCCCTTAAATCTGTGAGTGTATTTAGAACACCTGAAAAATTACCAGCCGGCAATTTTATTTCCACGTCAGAAATACTTCTAAAAGTTCCTGCGGAAATAGTTACTGCTCCAGTGACAGGATCAACAACTTTTTGTGAATAATTTTCAATGCCGTATTTTGCGCCATATTGAGAAGCGCCAATTGTAATTTCATTGCCATTAACTACCGCGCCGCATTTTGCGACAGTCGGTCCTGAAATTATAATTCTGTAAGACGCTCCTGCATAAGCAGGGAGCCCAAAAACCACAAGATTAATATCAAAAGTTAATGGAGAAAATAACCAAGCATACATTCCGTTTATGCCAGAAGTAGAAAGTAAATTGAATGATTGGTTGGAAACCTCTCCCTCGCTCACCTCTTTTCCTATTATTTGCACCGTGGTTGCCGATAAATTCATAAGCGCAATTGAGTTTGTCAAAGAGCCTATTGTAACGTCCGTTACAATTCCAGATAAATCTTGCGTCAAAGCGGCAGAGCCTCTCTCAGTCCAAACCTGTCCTGTTCTCCAAGATGTTGAAGTCGTGCTTGTGATCGGGTCAATCCGATTGTAATCTGAAACGAGCGTTTTAGTTGATCCTATGCCGTCATAAATAACAGACTGCTGAATACTTCCGATAAATGTTTCAGTTGCTCCTGCGTTATGCGAGCCCAATTCTAAAAGTGCAGTAGAATTAAAAATGCTTGTCTGTGTTGAAGAAACATCAACACCGATCTGCTCCCAAGATATTAAATCTTCACTGTCAAAGCTTTGAAGAGAATCATAAAAGCGAGCTATTGAATTTGACCCGTTGTCGCCATCAAATTCTATTTTTGTCCATCCTTCTGTTGCGTCTGTCAACTGAGATATTGCTGTAGAATCATAAGTTATTTCAGCAGCAGAAGTTCCGTCAGGCGAAATTGTAAGTCTCAAAAATCCCGTAGTTAATAACTTTAAAGTCACGGATCGCTGATTTCCCGCGTCCAAAGATTTAGAAAATATTGTTTGTATAGACGTCGGAGTTGCGTCTGTTGGCTTTAATTTTGTAATGATCGTTATCTTTTCCAAAGGAAACGCAATGTCTGGCGAGTTTAAATAATTTCCAGCTCCTCCGAGCAAGGTTAATCCATTTTGTCTAGCGACAGTTAGAACAGTTTGATCTTGTAATATCTCATTGAACATTGCCCAACGAATTGTTGAGCGAACAAATTTCCAATAAGTTGTATCGGTCTGCGTTGTTGGATCATTGCCAGTGTTCGTACCAGCAAGAGTTGATTCATAAACTCCGTGGGTGATTGACGCGGTATCTGTACCGAGCACCACAGAAACAATTTGTCCGATAGTGTAGTCGGTCGCAGAATCATACTCTGTAGGTTCTGGAGGTTGCGCCTCTGCAACATTAGAATAATCTAACATCGCGTTTAAAATAACTTTTGGGTTTATAATCTTCATTTTATGTTCTCGTCAGCAGTCCGACAGCGTTCCATTCGTCCATTAATCTACGCATTTTACCAAGATTTTCCGCCATTATTTTGTTCATGCTAAAAAGTTCCTGCTTACGATCAATCGTTTCTATTTTCTCGCGATCTGTCTGAGCCTTTGTCTTTATGCTTTCGCCCTTGTGCAATTCTGCTTTATAACCATCAAATGGAACGGGATTTAATCCGCCAGCATGAGAACCGTCTATTGTTATTCCGTTGATAGAAAGATTGTCAGTCGAGGTAGTCCCGCCGATTCCTAAAGCGTTGGCAAGATTAGATTTCATCGCAGCGCCATATTCTAAAACAGACATACCAGTTGCATCTTTGACCGATTGGTATAATTCTAGACCGCCTTCTGACATTGTTGTTCCTGTGTCTCTTTCAAAATTTATTACGTGCTGTCTTATTTCGTCTAGCTTTTCAGGAAACCTTGCAGCCAAGTCCATAACACCAGCTTGCGAAAGATTGTTTGCGACCTTATTAAAAGCCGAGCTGTAATCTGAACCTTGCGGTATAGAATCAATTACTGGTGTCGGAATTGGATCGTTGTCAGTTGCGAAATTAGGAGCAGATCTAGCGCCAGAAGCGGCAGAAACCGCAGCAGCAATCTCGGCAGGAAGTAACGATAAAACACGAGACAAATTGTCTTGGCTTGTAATTATTTCGCCATTTTTATCAACTAAATTTCCGTTGCTATCAATTAGCAATCCGTTAATGTCTTCGATACCTTTTAATTCCAAAAGCGCAGACTCAATATCGCGGCGCATATCGTTCGGTAAAGAACGCAGGATTTCAGAAAATTCATCTGACGATGCAATTACTTCGTGGTCTGAATCAACTAAGGCTCCGTTGCTGTCGATTATAAAATCGCCAACTTGAGAATAAGTTCTGGCTGCTTTATCGGCAGCAATTTTTGACTCTTCGTTTGCAATTACGACTTCACCAAGAATATCTACAATCTGTTGAGCGCCAGTTGCACCCATTAATCTTGCCATTGTTTCTGGAGCTAAACCTTCTATTTGTGCGGCAATTTGCTTTGAAAAAGAATTTAATTGGTTGGCAAAATCTTGCTCTGTAGTTCTACCAGTAGAGCCAAACAAAGTGCCATTTGTACCAGTTTTTCCATCTATACCGAATCCTCCAAGAGTTGCTCTTGTGAGATCAATAGTTCCACCGGCTAATATAGTCGCTTGCGTTATTAGATCGTCTAAAAATCTAAACTGGTCTATATTTTTATTAGCATCCTCTTGTGATGCTCCGTGTGCTATACCGACAGGTTTAAAACCTGACGAAAATGGATCGACTTTAAAAGTTCCAGTTGCTCCTGGAGTATCACCGACTAACATTCCGCCAATTTCACGAGTAAAACCGTCTGGATCTGAAGTTTTATCGTGGATTAATTTTCCGGCTATTAAAACTCCAGCAGCTATGCCAGCGGGACTTGTAATAAAGCCTCCAAGAGAAGACATCATGCTAGAAAAGCCAGCAGACAAACCACCAGCGGCAGTGGCAGGAGCGACCATAGAATTAACGCCAGTCATACCGGACGTTAAGGAACTAAATAGCGAACCCGCATTTCCTGCGACTGCTCCTAATCCTCCGAATCCAGCGACATTTAGACCGCTATTTACAGTCCCAACGGCGTTTATTGCATTAAATCCACCGCCTCCATTTCCACCACCAAACAAAGAAAAGCCACCTGACGCGTTTGGACCACCACCGCCCATTCCAAAAATCTTCATAACGCCGGATGCGGCCCACTGCGCGACAATTCTTTTTGCGGTTTGCTTAAAAGTTTCTTCAAGATTTTCTAAAGCGCCGTCGCCATTTTTTTCTAAATCTAAAAAGAAATCAGCCATGAAATTTCTAGTATCACGCCACTCTGCAATAGCAGCTTCTGCCGCTATTTGGTTTTGCCTTGCGCTTTCTTCTGCAAATTTTGCAGTAGCTTTTGTTTTATCTTCTTCGGCTTTTTCGTGAGCTTTTACTGCCTCACGTTTTGCCTGTTCGGTAGTTTTTATTTCTTCGCGCTCATCGTAAAGTGCGCCGGCCAATTCTTCAACTGCTAAAATTTCACTACGAGTTGCGCCCTCTTCCATTTTTCTAGTAATGGCAAGCGCAAATAATTCTTCTTCTGTTCGTCCAAGGTCAAGTATTTGTTGTTCAAGCTCGACTAATAAATCTTTTGTAGATTGCGTATAAGATTCGGTTACATTAACAACACCAAGCATTTTAAAAGAGGTGTCTTTTGTAGCGTTATTAAGAGATTCTTGAACGTCAAAAAGAGATTTATTTTCCTCGACTAAGTCTTTTGTTTTGTATCTTAAAACTCCAACACTTAAGGAGGCAGATTTTAACTGAGCGGTATTTAATATGCTTTGTTTTCTAGTGCTTTCTGAAAGCTCTCCGTACTCAATTGTTAGCTCGTTTAAAAATTCTATTCTCTTATTTTGCTCATCTTGCAAACGATTAAAATCGCTTCCCATAAAGCCTGAGCCAAATTTTCTTCTTGCAGTTTCAATTTGACCGTCCATCGCGCCAATTTCTTTTGCGACTCCTGCCATTGCAAGCTCTAAACTTTTTAAACCGCCTGTGCCAGAAATATAATCCACGGCTCCGGAAAGTGCTTCCTCTTGCGCCTTTTTAAGATCATAAAAACCCTTTGTAAGCAGCGCCACGGCAGTTATTACCAAGCCTATGCCAGTGGCGCTACTAAGCGCTCTAAACCCTACAGTGAGCGCCGTGGTAGCTGTGAGCGTACTAGTTTGTGCGGCAGTAGTGGCAATAAAACTTGCTGTAGCTAGGCCCAATGAAGTTACCATGTTCGCCGCTAAATAAGTCGCAAGAACTTGGAGGCCAAATCCTGTTTTATCAATCCAGTCGTCAAATTCATCTGTTTGGACAAAAGTTGCTAAATCGTTTGTCAAATCTGTAAAAGCTTGAGTAGACTCTCTCAAAGCTGGAGTTAATTTTGTTCCAAGTGCCAGTTGCAATTCTTCCATCGCACTTGAAGCTCTTAAACTATCTCCAGCCAAGTTGTCAAAGTTCGCGACCGCTTGTTCTGTTGCGACCGAGGTGTCAGTAAGATTTTTAGTTAGAGTGCCAAGTGTGTCAGATTGCTCGATAAGTGTCAGGGCAGCAATTGCACTTTCCCTTCCAAAAATTTCTGTAGTTTCTGTAAGTGTTAAATTTTTGTCGCTAAGATTTTGAATTGCAGTTGAAAGTCCAACAACGGAAGGACGAAGATTTTTATCTGCCTCTTGCTCAAGAATTAATAATACGTTTCTTAGTCCAGTTCCTGCCACGGCAGCATTTATTCCTCCAGCTGCGAGCGCTTGAATACCTGCATTTGTGGATTCAAAAGAAAGTCCTGCTGCATTAGCGGCAGCACCAGCTTGCTTTAGAGCCTCTGAAGTGTCTGCGATTGAAGACGCTCCAAATTTAGAACCGGCAGCCAAGACATTAATAAATCTTGAAGCTTCCTCTGCTCCAGCTCCAAATTGGTTTAAAGAGTTACCTAGGGCACTCGCAGCTTCTGGCAAAGAGATGGAGGCGGCTTCTGCTAGAGTTACTGCCTCTTTTGTAACGGCAGCAAGTGCGTCTCTTGAAGAAAGTAAATCTGGTTTTGCGGAGGCAATTAATTTAAATGCCGTGACAGCTTGCGAGGCGGACAGTGTAGTTGATTTACCAATTTCCCGTGATTGTGCTGCGTAAAATTCTAGGTCTTCTCCAACTGCTCCAGTGATAGCGGACAATTGGCTAACTGATTGTTCAAAATCTTTAGTTGTAGAAATCGTAGATTTAATCGCAACACTTGCAGCAGCGAAAACAGCAGTAAAGCCAACCATTCGCTTAACAGAACTTGCAAGGTCGGTATTCAGATTTTTATTAAAAGTTGAAGAAGAATTTCCAAGCTCTTTAAATCCCTTGGAAACTCCTTCGGTGCTTTCTGTACCCTTCTTTAAAAAACGGCCAAATTCATCTCTGGCCGCTCCGGTAGACTTTTTAGTTTTTTCGGCACTGGCAGAGATTTCGCCCAAGCCTTTTTTAAGCTTGTCTACATTCTGCTGAGAATTACCACCTGTGATTTCAACACTAACGCTATTTTTAATATCCATTTTTAAAACTCTGTGTCGTTAGCATTATTTCTTGAAATGACTTCGTTTGTAAAAGCATCGTCAAGAGAAATCATTAATCTTGTAAAAGTTAGCAGATCGTTTTCTTCACCAACTATTTTGGCGCATCGTTCAATATCTGCCAACTTAAATCTCTCTTTTGGATGTCTTGTAGCGTTCAATATTGCGAACGACTCTAGAAAAAGCCCTATAATTGGAGTATATTCAGGCTTTTCTTTTAGAGCTTGTGGCGTTTTCCCTAACGCCTTTTCAAGCTCTTTTAACTTTTTCTCTTGGCCCGACCATCTACAGCTCCAAATAATATGGTCGGTTAAGACTTTTCCAAGTCTTTGATGTTTGATTCGCGATAGTTAGCCTCTTCTTTAGATAATTGAATGGCCGATTTAAAAAACGCATCCCAGCGCGGATCAAGCGCTAAAGACTTTATCAACTTAGCAGACCATTTAACTGGTTTGTCTCCGTCAGTAAAGCCTTTAATTCCCGTGATTATGTGTGGATATTGTCCGGCGTTTAACTCGGCAGCCTGTTCTTCGTTGATCGCGTTATTTGCGAATTTTAGACCATGCTCTTTTGCAATGTCGCGCAAAAATTTTGAGTGATCTTTATTCATCCACTTAGCGATTCGCACTTGTGCGTCATCGCCATAAGGAAACCAACGTCCTTGTTCTGCCGCTTCAACATCTAAATAAATATCTTTAATGTCCATCTTTTATTTCCGCCTGTATTGTTTGCCTGAATTTAAGATTGGGAGTGGAGAATTCTAAAATGGGTCAGGCGAATACCACTTTAAAACCTTAGCCTCCACTCCCAAAACACTATGGAGTAAAGCGATCAATCCGCATCGTTGAGGATGATGCCGAGTCCAAAATTCCTTGAACTTGCCCATTGATTATCATGTCTGCATCTCTGCTACCAGCAGCCAAACCCTGCGATGTAAATTTCACGGCTGGGAGACTGAAAATGTAGGTATATCCGTCTGCAGAAGTCGCTTGCCAAGACAGCGTAAATTCTGTACTCGCAAGGTAAGCCTCAAGCAATTGGATATTCTCGAAATACGGATTAATATTACCAGTGGCCTGAATAGTGCCAGCTCTAATATCTATTGAGCCAAGAACTCCGATCGCTTTCAAATCGCGCAAACTGTTATCGTAAGACAAAGACAGATCGGTGAATTTTATGGCGGTCGTTACAGAACTTTCGTTTGTTGCAACAATGTTAGAAATATTAGTCACGGCGTTCATTACGTCGGTGGTTGTTTTTGCCGTGTAAGTTGCGCCAGAAATATTAGAGGCGACAGACTCAGAACTCATGCCCATGAAACCGAAACCGATCGTTAAAATAGAGCCGACCGACAGATTCATAGACATTGTAGAAATCCTGCAACCACGGAAGTTCTGGTATGAAGGAGTATCTAAATCCAAAAACGCTTTTTGGACAGTGTAAGAGTGATCCGTGACTCCGTTAGAAATAGTTGAGCCGACAACCGTAACTGATGCACCTGCAACCTCTGTAGCTGGTGGAGCAGGATAAGTCGTAATTTCCCCTGCCACTACAGTTTCAATGCGGTAAAAACCGTTTATCGTAGTATCTGTAAATCCTGCGACTTTAACAAATTGGCCGACATTAAAACCGGACGATACAAAACCGTTGCCAGAATCTGTGAATCCGGTTGCTGTCGCTGCAACGGTGGATGCAGACAAAGAGTCAGCGGACCAAGTCGCGTCTGACATTAATGCGCCTTCCATTAATGCATCAAAACTAGCTCCACTCAATTCGTGATTTGTGTCTCCAGAATTTGACTGATCGGTTACGATCAAATCTGGAACGTCACGATTCGCAGTAATTTCTTGCGATTGAGTTGTTGAATTATTTACTTGCAAACTTTCACTAAGATAGCGAAGAATTTGAAGTGCAGGAGTTCCAGGAGTAGTTCCTGGAGTCACTTCCTTAATAAAGGAAAGTTGCGTTTGGTTACTTGTTCCTATGGTCATTTTTGCTCTCCAGTATTAGGAAAATATATCGTATTTAAAATCTACTTCGGCGTTGAGTTGATACTCGTCACCACGTTTGCCTAGCTTGGTTATCTTGGTCGCGTAAGTAGTCACGCCTCCAAAATTTTTATTCTGAAAAACTGATATTACATCATCGGCAATTTCAGAAGCCTGTTTTTCTCCGGTGTTTGAAGTCGTGAATATTTGAACGACTATTACACCGCGAACTCTTTGAAATCCGGTTCCAATTTCAGCGTTGTTATTTGAATAGACGACATAATTTAATCTAACCCAAGGAGCTGTATTCGCGTCTAAAGCTGTGCGATTATCTCCGTGCATAATGCGATTTAATGGAGTCGCTGTCCAAGCCGAGACCATTTGCTCTGAGATCGCTTTTCTTAAAAGATCAAAACTCAATTTTCAGCACCGCCAACTAAATCAACTGCTTTTGCCAATTCAATCTCTACAAATTTTTCTGGAGCTTTTGTAGACCACCCCTCGTTCAAATAAATTATATGGTCTACTGCGTTTACTAAAAAATAACTGTCTGTAATTTTTTTAGCTTGCTGGTCTGGTTGCGATTCTTGAACAGGAAGCTTCTGTCCATTTTTAGCGGGTTTCGCAGGGATTTTCGTGTCCATTTTGTTTAAAGTAAAATTCCATCCAGCTTGCGCTTGTCCTGTGTCTTCTGGCGTTCTAATAGAAATTAAATTGTGCGCTGTAATGGCAATTTTATCCATTCGGTCAATAACTAATTGTTCTATCTGACCAGTTATCTTAACTATTGTATCAGGACTTAATTCCGTCGCCACTTGATCGCACCTGCATATTGTAAATAATTACGTTTGAATTTCCACCAGTAATTTTTCCTGGATCAACAATTTTGTAACGCTTGTTATTTGTTAAGACAATTTCCATATCTATCAATGGCTCAACGAACGGAGAGGCCGGTAAATCTAGTCCATTTACGATTACCATCTCGTCTTTTTGCATTATGTTAATGCCGTCTACTAATTTGTTTTCGACGACATTAAAAATGCCTCTTGACGCTGCCGTGACTTCGGTTGCACCAGTGTATGAATCTGTAGATGGATCGTATGTTCCAGCGGAAGTTGATACAACAAAATCAAAAGGAATAACAACGTCGGACAAATCGTTATTGAACGCTTCGTCAAGACCCTCTTGAATGTCGGCTAATAAACCCATTATCTTCTAAGTAACGGAACTGATTGAATTCCGCCTTTTGCAATTGGACACAGACCATCTAAATTTAATAAAGCTGTAATCTCTGGAAAAGGATCGACCCACAAACTTGAACGATTGGTATCATATTCCCTTTCTGCCTCGGCAGGACCAGCTTTTACTCTTGTCTTCTTAAGACCTTTTTGAGGCTTTCCTGCAGACTCGGCATTAAAAAGCGGAGTCGTTAAGTCTTCATTTGCCAACATTGAGTTAGCTGTTTTTACAGCGTCACTCGGGTAACTTTTATCAAACAAAACTCTGTAAGTTTTTTCGATATAAACTCTAGCCCATTGGAGCGAGTTTTCTTTTTGCGCCGTGGTTGCTGTCGGCCACGGAGCAGATAAATTAATACCATCGGCATAGGCGACGGTTGCGAATGATTCTGGTAAGCCAGCTATAGACATTTCAATTTTTTCCTCTCTAACCGACTGTACCAGAACTAAACGAGTTACTTGTCTTTCTTACCAGTATCTTTACCAGTATCTTTACCAGTATCTTTACCAGCGTCTTTGCCAGCTTCTTTCCCTTCGTCTTTACCAGCTTCTTTGCCAGCTTCTTTCCCTTCGTCTTTACCAGCTTCTTTGCCAGCTTCTTCTTTCTCTTCAACTTCAATTGGAGTTTCAGAGTAAGCGCCAGACTTGACTAAAGTTGCGATCTGATCTTTAGTCGCAGACACTGCTTTTCCAGTCTCTTTGTTGTAAACAGTATTCATAATTTCCGCCTTATCATTTTTAATCTATCGGTTTAAAAAGCTCCTGCCCCTAGAGTAAATAAGGACAGGAGAAGCTCTAGGAGAGTTTAACCTAGTTTACATCACCAAGCATAGTAATTCTGCGAGGATCGTAGGCAGTTGCACCTGCCAACATATCAAGAGAGATCGTCTCTTTCTTGCTTGCCATGTCATAGCCTTGAACGACACGTATAGAATATCCGTTTGAAGTTGCGACGGACGTTGGCTTATCAGACGCCGGATCAAGCATTGGCGAGGCAAAAGCCAGAGACGAATCATCAAAAATCGCTCCATTAACAGTGTAAGCAGCACCACTAGAGATCGTAGTGATTGCAGCACCGTCTGGTATGATTTCCATGATCGGATCAACTAGAGGAATTGAAGTCGCAGTCGCAGCGGTTTGAGTCGCAACAATTAACGGACGACGAACACCAGCGATCTGGATTCGCGCACCAACTTCAAACTGTCCAGTTGTTGAATCGGTGGTCAAAACAGACTGTCCGACAAGATTTGTCGAGCCAGTGTTATTAGTGACACCGACGCCATTTCCTGGAGTGTAAGATTGTGCCGGAACATTTAGTGAACTAAAAAATTCCATGCCCATTGCGCGACCAAGTGCGGCTTCGTTGAATACACGCTCGCCACTTTCGCCGCGATTGTTGTAAGTGTTGAAGTAAGATTTGCCAAGCAAGCGAGCTTCTAAAACGTCGTTGATTAAAGCGAAACGACCAGTAGTTGCAAGTTGTTGGAAAGTTGCTGCTTTCTTGGCAAGTGCCATGTCTGCGGCATCAGCAAAAGTCTCTGCGGACACGTATAAACCAGCAGCTTTTAGGATTTGCAAGCCAACATAAGCGTCCGCACTTTCTGCAATTGCATAGGCAGCGGGTTTAATAACTTGCTCTGAAAAATCGTCAAAATCCAAACGCTTTTCTTTCGCTGTCATTTCAACAGAGATGTCAAAGTGTTTTTCGATTGACATTGTTCGCTTGGCAGAACGGATATCTTGAACTGCGATTGCAGTCGTAAATTCTTCCGTCTTGTAAACTGGATTAGTGCGGATGTCTACGCTAGAGCCGATTGCATAACCGTTCGGTTTAACATTGAAATCTGCAGATTTATCTTTAGCAGCTAGCTGTGTGATAACTAGTGCGTCTTCAAGATGGTTAAGAGCTTCGGCTGCGATCCAACCGACTTGTTCCCATGCATTTGCCATGACTGAAATCCTCTAAATAAATGATAGGTGGATTCCAGTATCATTAGTAAAAACTCGGAACCCAGCCTTAATAAACAAGCTGAATAGTTTTTACTATGATCGGCCTAGCTTCGCATAGCTCTCAATGAGTGAGATGTTATTTAAGATAATTTCTAAAAATCGGCCTAGCTCTTTTTTAGATTTTATCTCGGGTCAAAGCCTTGCTTTTCCCCAACAAAAAATAAATTTTTTGCTTCAATAATTAATGTGCAAGGTAACATGAAATACGCTAGAAGTAAAGGGGTTAGCGCTCGTTCAAGCCAGAATAGATAAGATTGAACGAGCGTTTAATTAAGACCTTTTAGATGCTTTCGCAGCTCTAACTTTTTCTTTGTATTCTCGCAAAAACTGTGGACCTTTTGCGGCTGCCGCTAACATTTCTGCATCGCCGCCTTTTCCATCAGAGTTGGGTCCGCCGCCTTTTCCAAATCCAGACTCTGAATCAGGAAATAAATGCGGGGCAGTTTCTTTTAATCCTTCGGCCCATTCTTGAAAAGTTAAATTTCCTTTTTCGCCTTGGATTAAATCTCCTTTTGCGTCACGCGCCGCAACAATATTTTCTCCAGTCTTTTCATCGCGCTCTACTTTGAAAATCTGCTTTGCTCGCAAAATAACGTCTGGGACAGCTGTTTCGCGACCCTTGGCACTTACAAAAGCTTTCATAGCTTCGCCGTCAATCAACAAGCCGTGGAGTTGTTGCCTGTCGGTGGCCGATGCTTGCTCCGCAGCAGTTAATTTTTCGGTTACGGATTTTAATTCTGCATTGTGATTTAACTGCAATCTTTCGGTGTGCTTTTCTAAAGCTTCGCTAGATTTTCCAGAAGCAAGAAGCGACAAAATCTCGTCGTTTTCAATCTTGTCTTTAAGACTCAAAAGACTGTCCACGTCTAAGCCATCTATCTTAGAAAGTGCTTCTTTATTAGTCTTAATCGTGTTAAGCAGTTCTTGATTCTTCGTTTTAATTCCTTCGTATGGCTTAGTCGCTTCTGCGATTTTTGCGTCAAGCTCTTCTTTGGTCATGGAGATTTTTTCTGGCTCTCCGCTACCTCCACCGCCTTGATCGTCGTCGGCCATCTGGTGAAGCATCCCCATTGAGATCAATCTTTGGATTTTATTTGAACGATTATTTCTAAACATAATATACCTGCCTGAGTTTTAAAGTGAGTTTCTATTTAATGGTCTAGCTACTGGACTTTGCAGTCCAAGTTGGGTCAACGAGACTTCGCCATCACGAAATAGCCTCGCATTCTTTTTACCAAGAATGTCTGAAACAAAATCAATATTAGTTTTTGACTGAGCCTTCAACCATCCTTCGTATTTTGTACGCATGGTTTTTTCTTCAACTTTGTAAATGCCTTTTTCTCTAGCGTCTTTACTTAGTTTTCTTACACGACCTGTTCTTGTGGTTTTATCCCCTGAAACATAGTCTTTTCCTGCATCTACAGAAGCTCTAGTGCCAGACAAAGGAACGTCAAAAAGTTTAGGCACAGAAATTGAACGACAGTTCCAGTGCAAGCGTCCTGGACCAGAGTCCCAAGGCAAACTATGTCCGACTGGATTTCTTTCATTGTCATATAATAAACCATCTCTAACTCCGCAAAGCATCGGCGTTGTTCTGTTGTCCAACACGGAGATCCAAACCGCTCCTTCAACAATATTTTTATTCAAATTGAAAACGGTTTCTTTTGCTTCCGTGGCGTTGTGCATGAAACTTGATCTTACAATTGTTCGTACGTCTCTTCTTGAACGTCCAGTTAATCTGGCAATTTCTGCCTCTATCTCCGGCTTCGGAGTGGTGTTTACAAAGCCGCGAGTCAAAATAGAATTTACCTGTTTAGAATTGTGCTTAAATTCACGATTGACCCAAGTAGAAATTTTCTTACCTTGATACGTTTTGCTCGCTGCTCTTTTGACTATTAGCTCGTTTTTTGGCCTGACTAATTCCTTAGCTTGCTCGCCCATTAAAGTTTTAACTTCCCAATCTATTTCGCTTTGAATCACTGCAATAGCGCCAAGTCTAAGTTCTTCGGGAAGTTCAACTGTATAGTATTTTTTTAACTCTTGCTCTATTTCGGCAAGCATTAATTTAAGACCGCGCTTGCCCATTGACTGAAAATCTTTTTCACGAATCTTCAGAGCGATCTTAGAATTAACTTTGTCCAATAATCTTGCGGCATCGTTGGCTTCTCCCTCGGATGCTCGCAAAAGAGTTATGCCACGCCGAACATATTTGTCAGCAAGAGTTTCCATTAGTCGTTATCTTCCTGATCGTCATCCTCTTGCTGTTCGTCATCAGCAGATTCATCTTCTTCTTCACGGCTTTCAGTTACGGTTTCGTCTATGCCGTCATCGCTCGCTGGCCCTTCGCTTTCTATACGTGCCATTTCTAACTGTATATCTTCGTCTTCATTTAATATGCCAGCTTCTTTAAAATTTCTTAGCAGAGTTTCTTTAGATAATCCGCTAGACATCCAAGCTTGAATCAGAGCGTTCAACATTTCAGGAGATAGAGATTTCTGTGCAAACTCCAGTGACGGAGTAACAATTGGCTTCTGCGACACGTTTAAAATTTCGCCACAAAGCATCAACGCTCGCTCCATACCTTCTGCTACGTTTTTGACCATTCCTACCAGAGTCGCTCCTTGGTTATTTGAACGCATGGTTACTGTTTCGGTTGATTCTACGCCTTTTTTAGCGGGTCCAGACAAAGACGCTCCGTACATCATAGCCTCTTCAAATAATGAACTGATCGATTTACTAACATGATCTAATCCGGCGGTATCCGTCTTAGGATAGAACGCTTTTGAATCTGGATTTGGAAGTATTAAAGCGACAGTGCTTCCAAAAACCATTGGGACGCCAGTCTCATCTTCTGCACCAGTTATTACAAAATTTGGATTGCAGGTCATATATTCAGACTGCGATAAATCTGCGTCTTTGCGATAAATTGAATAGGCAATTTCTGAAATTCCTAACATCGGCGGAGTCTGCGGGACAGGATCGTTTCGCACTGCTCCAATGTAAACAACTGGTATTTTTTTCCACTTGTTGCCTAGCAAAGACTGCTCTACTGTTCCAACTTCTTCGTTGTCTAAATATTTTGTTTGAACAACTGTTCCATCTCTTTCTTTTGAGAAAACAAGATGGGAGTTAACCGTTGCGCTGGTGTCAAATTTGTCCTCGTTTTCTGGGTCTTTTTCCATAGTTTCAAAAACACAAAGATTTAAATCACCCGTTACAGAATCAACTTCCCAATTGATTGCGGTCTCCGAAACATAAACAGACAAATAAGGCTTATTAGTTTTAGAGTCTATTTCTACAACAACGGCGACGTTTCCGCCTTGCAAGACTTCGGACAATAGTTCTGCATATAATTGATGAATTGTCATTCCATCCATCGTCGCTTTTTCTTCAAGATATTTCATTTTTGAAGGAAGGTTCAAATCTAGAGGCATCCGTGTTGCTGTTCCCACTAGACCTCGCAAGGCGTGGGAAGTAATCTCAGGAAATCTAGCTCGCTGCAAATACGCCCTATATGCAGGGTTTTTATGATAATAAGGAGCGTTCAATAAATCGTAAGCGACAGAAGACGCTGGAGCATTTTGTGAACCGCCAGAGTTTGGAGTCATCTCCATATTTCCAGATTGTCTACGAGTAATATTCGCAGCAGTATCGTCAATTGACATTCCGCTAGGCATCGGCAAATAAACTTCCTGCGCTCGTTTTACTGAGTCGGACCCATCTACTGCATCTCTGACAGAGCGTCTAGAAAATACTCGGCGCATATATCCGCTATGTTTTGTGTCGCAATTTTGTGCCATGATAATTTTCCTTTATGTTCTTAAGTAACCGACTTTTGTTTTTACAACCGGATGGCGTTTTATAGCAGTGTATCCACCAGCGTCTCCAGAGTGATCTAGTCCACCAGACTTATCTGGCATCCCGTTTGAATCGTAAACTTGCTTTTCTAATGTCTCAGTATGAGCCGGACAATTTTTAATATTAACAAAATAAAATCGCTCGCCTTTCCCATTACAAATTCTTGCGCTTAACGCTGCGACCCTATCTTTTATAGGGGGATTTGAGAGATTTACGACAACTGTAAATCCTGCTTTTCTTAACAAAGCCAAATCGGTCTGTGTCGCTTCGCCTTTTGTATTTACTCCAGTGTTTGAGCTTGATCGTTTTTTGCCAGAGGCGTCAGGATAAACTTTTATTGGATTATTAGGATATTTTTCCGTTATATATTTTATCGTTGCTGCCGTATCAAAAGAGTCTTTAACTTCGTCAACAATGTGATCTTCTTGAACGCCCGTTTCTTTATTAAATCTATCAACAGAGATTACTGCCGATCCGTGTTCTATGTTGAAGTCCATCCCTATGTGCAAAGTCTCTAAGCCTTCAACTACTGAGTCGCACGAATTTAATTTGCGATCAAAATTTCTATAGACTCTGCCAGAAGTTAGGTTTGTGAACTTTCCTTCAATATAAGCTTCCGCTAGCTCTGGTGAATAAGTTTCCATCATAGACTCTATATAGTCTGGTGGAAGATTATGCTCGTTTGATCTAGTGGATGCAGTTACATGATTATAGAATTTGTCATCTGGTTTTTTGTCGCGCACCCATCTGTTATATGCAAATCTCCACCCTTCTGGAGTTGTATAAGCCGATACTCTGTTTAGCTCCATCTCGTAAACAAACTGATCATCGTCTTTATATCTCTTTTTTGAACCATCATTATTTAATACGTGAATCTTATTTCCGTTATCGTCTAACACATAAATCTTTTGACGATTACGTGCAATTACTTTTTCCCAAGCCTCTTTAGCTTTTTCTTCTTTGAGTGTGTCAAACTCGTCACAGTGCGCTCTGAAAGTTTCGTAACCAACAATGCGTGAAGGATTATCTAGAGATCGACAAATAATGCGACCGTACCCTTTTACATAAAAAATATGTTCGCCGCCGTGGTAAGTAAATTCGTAACCACCCGCATCTAATATCTCCGCTAGATAAGCGACAACTATTAATTTCAGTAGATCAAAAGTTGGAGCATAGACGGCGATGTCTGATCCTGGAAAATTGACCAAATCTCTAACGGCACAAACTGCAAGCGTAAGAGATTTACCTGATCCCATTCCCGCTACAAACAACGGGTATTTATTTTCTAATAGAAAAAATTCCATCTGTGGAATTGTTAAATCTATTTCGTGGAAATTTATGTCGTTTGCAGCCGCACCAAGAGCGCGAAAGTCTAGATCGTCATCGTCAAATATCCCTTCAAAACAAGGGTTAATCCGAGAAAGAGCGTCGTACTCTTTTATGTGACTGTAGTCTTCTACAAACATTTTTAAATGTCCGGTTTACAATTCAGGATTTTTACATAGCGCGTTGTATGCGGACTGCTCACTTTCCGTTTTAAACTTTCGTTTAATTGCGCCGACCGGAGTAGCTTTGCACAAAGTCCAAACCGCAGACTCAAGAGTTTGATCCGCAGCATTTTGTCCACGGACTGCGATTGTTGTACGAACGGTTTGTAAAGTTCCACAGCTAACTAATAGAGTCAGTAAAGAAACTAGGGCGGTTTTCTTTAAAATAATTTTTTGGAATTTCATCACGCTGCTCCATAAGAGTTTTAATTTCTAAATCGTGAAGAGCCAAAGAAATCCTTTTAACTAAAGGCTTTAGCGTCTGTCTACTGGTAATAGATTTTTGAATATGTTTCTTTTTTAAATCGATCAGTAAAGAAAAATACTCTATATATTCTTGGTCTATATTTTCTTGATCGTCCATTTTAATTTCCTAGAAGTTGGTCCATTGCGTCTTTTTTAATTATTTCGCATAGCGCGATTATTTCTACATTTGTCAATCTTGATTGGCTCTGACTAATAATGTCAAATTCATTACCGTTGTTTTTTGCGCCGACTATTAACAAAGAGTCTGCCGATTCGTAAATTCCTTTTTCAATGAACTCTTTTAAAAGTTCTATGGGAGAGATTCTGTAACAATTGTCATGAACCTCGTGCAGTTTTACAATTTTACTATTTTCAGAATCGTCCATTTTAATTCGCCTGAATTATTTAATAGGAGTAACTTCTGTACACGGATAAACTTTTGTTTCCATAGTTTTATTTCCGCAGACTACGCACTCATGTTCGTATTCATTGTCGTCTTCGTTTCCCGTGGAGATGCACTCGCCAGAACAGTATTCCAAATCGCAAATGAGCGTTACATAATAAACTTCTGCGCGGCGTCTACTCTTCATTTTTTGTCCCCGACAATGTTTTTAGCGAACGCAAGAAAAACCGAAGAAGGTGCTTCAAGATAGCCGATTTCCAGTCCTGCAATAAGATTTGCAGGTATAAGAAATCTCCACTGTTTTCTGTTTTGTCTGAAAGCAACAACTGGGATAAGATCTTTTTCTGGGTGTCGCTTTTTTGCAATTGCGACTTGATACCACCAGCTTTCAAAATCAAGAACCTCGCGACGCTTAACCTCAATAATGAAATCTTTAACAATAATATCTGCTCCGCCTTTTGCCTGATTATATTCGCGCTCTGCATATTCTATTCCTATATTTTTGTCCAACCATTCACAAAACTCGTTTTCGCCTCGTTTACCTTTATGAACGACGTTGATTCCCATTATTTTTCATCCACAGCCTTTGGCATTGTAAAATAATCAGTATAGTTCGCTCGCAAATATGGCATATTGTTATGGTCGGTAAACTCTGTAAATAATTCTACAGCGACAGAGCATTCTTCGTTAGCG